GGAGACGACGGAGGGCGGTATATTCAAGTCAATTGCGGTAGTGGGTTCACTGATAACGACCGCATTGATTATTGGAATAATCGTAATAACCTTTTTGGAGCAGTGGTTGAGGTAAGAGCGGACGCTATTACACAAAATCAAGACGGAACTTATAGTCTTAGATTCCCTCGCTTTTTGCGATTCCGTGGATTTGTTCCCGGAGAAAAACTTTAAGGATTTATATGAAAGATTGGCTACGCAGAAAACTACATACCTTCTTATGGCCAGAAGATCAGCCTGTTGCTTATGATGATGATAGAAAAATGGCTACTCTTAGCGGTGCCCGGACTGGGCGGCATCACAACTCATTAGGCAGTGAAAACGAACCTTTGAGATTTACAGTTTACAATGCTTCAGGAGGCAAAATTGTCGAGATTAATCACTACGATTCAAGAACGGATCGTCACCATACGAGCCTACATATTATTACAAGTGATGAGGACTTTGGAGAATCGCTTGGAAAAATTGCGTTCCTCGAAGTCCTTAAAAAAGGATAATATTATGCTTAATGAACGAGAGATTGGTTCAATACTTGCCGCTCAATTAATGAGCGCAGTTCGCAACAGAGATCAAGCTCATGTAAGCAGTGTCGGATCTTCTTATTCTTATTTAAACGATTCAGGAAAAAAGGTTATGGCAGAACTTGTAGATCTTATGTTTATCAAAGCAGTAGAATGTGATAAGAACCGCAGGCAAGATGAAGCTGAACAATTTATCATGGATAATCTTAAAAAATGAAATGCGTTACTTGCCGAAACGAAATTACTTTAAATTGTAATTATAATCAAGGACGCTGTCCTCATCGTCCTCCTATAATTAACACTCACTCGTTGAGATTATATAACCTTATGCTAAGTATTAGAAATGTATACAACAAGCTCAAGTCTAAAATATAAAACTTATAGAAAAAATGATCCTGGATTTAATTTCAGTCCGGATAACATTGTTGTAGTGCCTAGGGCAGGATTTGAATTCGGCGATGGCTGTCCCAGAGAATATCAGTTAATTATTGCCGAATGTATCAACAACGGTTGGATCAAACCAATTGCATACCAACCTGTACACGAACACTTTATGGAAGAACTAACAAAATGACAAACCCCTTTAAGGACCAAGAGAAATTTATGAAGGCCTGCGACCAAAGCGTCGAAGGCTTTAATCAAGAACAATTCAAACTGTATGTCAACTTAATCAAAGAAGAATATACAGAACTCAATGAAGCAATTAATAACACTGACCAAACAGAAACGTTGGACGCATTGATTGACATCCTAGTTGTTACCATTGGTGCTATCCATAGTATGGGCAGTGATGCTGAAGGTGCTTGGAAAGAAGTTATGGCCACCAACTTTGCTAAGATTGACAAAGAGACTGGTAAAGTTCGTAAACGCCCAGATGGCAAAGTATTAAAGCCGATTGGCTGGGTTGCGCCTTCACTTAGACCTTTTGTTTAATATGGCCATGGGCCGGTAAAACCCTGTTTAGCAATGTTTGCTAAATTGCCATTGGTTGTATTTTGACTAACTTGATTATTAAATTCGTAGGTAGATCCAACAATTGGATTTCCTGTTACATTAAAATAGTTTGTCGCGGCAGCTAATGTTTGTTGATCCGTTGCGCCACTAGCAGTTTGCTGATTTAGTTTACCTTTGGCAATCATTTCATTAGTTTTAGCCATACCTTTATCAATGACTTGCTGTTCATTGACTTCGGGTCCGTAGTTGTTATTAGCAATGATACCTGCTTCCAAAATTCTTCGATTTCTATCTCTTTCGTCGGCAGCAATGAAACTTGCGGCTTGGTCCCACGCACCTGCCTTATATAAAGGTATCAAATCTATTTTCTCGCCTTTTACAAATGCCATACTAGCATCACCTGTTTGGTTTTGTAAACTGACTAATCCGTCAAATACATTTTGTGGTATTGATTTTACATTTGATCCGGATAACATATTTTTAACATCACGCTGATTTCGTGCAAGATCATTATACAACATATCTTGTGCTTTGTCTGGACTGATACCTTGACTTAGCATTTTAGTTACATCAGCAGACGATCCTGATCCAACAGATACCCCTCCTGCTACTACATTGTTAGATGGAAATATTTTATCTGTTACACTTTTTATTCCACTGGTTACAGTATTTTCGGCAGCCTTAAGTTTGTCTCCAAATTCTTTAAAAATGTTTGCGCCCAATGCTACTGCTCCATTGCCAGGTGGTAAATTTAAATCAAAACCTTTTGCGCCAGTATAAGGCGGCGTTGCTTTTTGTGGAACTATCACACTTCCATACCCTCCACTCTCTCCATTCGCATCGGCAGTATTAACAGGAGTGTATCCGTTTTGTTGCTTGATAACACTGACAATTTTATCACTGACTGTGGCATCTTCTACTGCCACGTCGTCATCTTTATTAGGAGTAGGTACAATTGGTGCTGGTACTTCATTCTCTTTTGGTTTTCTAGGCTGTATTTGATCAGGTGCAGGATCAGATTGCATTTGCATATTCCCAGTGCCAATGGGGTTAATCATTCCGCTATGGCCGGCCCATGGTTCATGTTCTGGAACAATACTACAAATACTTTCTTTTACACCTTGATTAACAGCTAGGTTGTACATTGGTATTTCATTGGCTGCATCAGCAACTGGGCCATTCATATGTATAACGCCAGCTGTTTCATAATGCGCTACACCACTTAGAATATTACTGGTCTCGCCGCTGGTAATTTTAGTATTTGTTACTGCTAACATAGAAACTTCATTGCCAGCACTTACTTGGAAACTGCCGGCATTGGCTTTCATATTGATATTCAGGCCTGCTTCTATGTTGACATTGTTATCTGCATATAAGTTTATATTTTCTTGGCTTCTTATGTTTATGTCTTTACTGCCATATAAATGTATTCTTCCATCTGCACTTAACTCTATCCAACTCTCGCCATTTTTACTGATAAGGTAAACGTGACCGGCAACATCATCTAATAATAATTGTGTTCCGTTTGTAGTTCGTAGTCTGATCAATCTATTATTGCCGTCTTTGTCACCATCATCTAATACAAATTGATGTTGACCTGGAGTCAGCAAACCAATAACTTTGCTGGGTGCTTCACGCATTGCTCCGCTGGTAGTTGTTCCTCTAAGCGTATCATTTTCCAAACCCTGAGTTTTTAAAGCAGTATATGCAGGTTCATGCGCTACATATTTTGTTAAATCAGGATCTAAGTCTTTTCTATTTTTTGGTGCAACTGGTATGTTATCGCCTTTATGAGTATTGCCCGCGGGTATACCAGGAATACTAACTTGAGTGCCTGTTTGAAATATACAAGCAAACCAATAACAAGGAGCTCCTTTGCCAGCTATAAATGTAACTAATACCTGTGCGTCTAAGTCGGGAGGTACTGCCCAAAATCCATAGCTTTTAATTGTGTCGCTGTATTCTTCTACATTTTTTCCTTGATCGAAGATACTTGTTGTGCCACCAAACGGACTGGCATAACTAGCGGAGTGCCAGCTGGATTCGGCTTCAGGATCTCCTCCAAAGTCAGGAATATATACTTGTAAGCGACCCATGTTTTGTGGATCATCATTCTTTTTTACAATACCTATGTATACGCCTTGCCGACGTGGTACATTGGCACTTTCATTGGTTGTATAACTTGCTGGTGCTTTTACACTACCATTTGCTTTTGCGACTCTTGCCATTAACCTTTACCCCCTAATGCCGCTTTTCTAATATACTCTGCTTCATCTGCGGCCTTGACATCGGATGGCAACAAATATCTATTAGGGCCATTTCTGCCAGAAGGTATTACACCAACACCGTAGTTATAATATTCGTTGCCGGCTTTCAGGCCTTCTTCCCATGTATTATATCCATTATACTTGTTTCTGTCAGCAACATAACCAACACCTAATGGATTATTAACATCTGCTGGGCCTGGGCGAGCAGTATTGTTGCTCTTCCAATCATCCAGGCCGCCTGCGCCACTCTTAGTCATTGCTAGACCCGCAAGAGTATCTGCAGAGTATGGTTTGTTATTTGGTACACCTGATTCTGCGTAAGCTTTCTTATCTGCATCTTCTAAATGTTTATAATAAGCTTTAGTTTCTTCGCTATATTGACGTTTGGCTGATTCGTATGCTTCATTTCTAGACTTACCACTATCAACCATAGACTGTGCATTTGTCACTGGATCTACAACTGCTGGTGGAGGGTTATCTCTTAGTATAGCTCTTTGTTTGTTTAATGCGTCATTGACACCCGGAGTCGATGAAACAGTGGCCGGCGCAGTTACTCCTCCTGCACCCATACCTTCATCGCCAGATAACGCTTCTTGTTTTAATTGTGCATTTCTTTGATTTGTTGCACCTTGTTCTCGCATTTCATTTATGCGATCTTTGGCTTTGTCTTCAGAGGCTAGTACGCCGTCTGCCCAGTCTTCAAATGACACAGCGCCGCCTTCTGTTAAATTGGCTCTAGGTAAAATATGACTTGGTATTGTTACGTCCCTAATAGATTTTAACTTCTGAGTCCATTTACCTTCTTTAAAAATATTTTCAACTTCATATACTTGATATATTCCAACAATTTGATCATTATAATTAAAAGTCATTAAATCTTCATCATTGTAGCCACCGTCTGGCATCATCGTACAGAAATAAAATAACTGACTTCCTTGATACCACTGCGCTACACCATAGTCGGTGGTCCACAACGGTTCTTTAGTTTTCCAGCCTTTTTCAATATTTGGCATTTTTGCTTCGAGCATTGCTCTAATTTCTTTTTCACTAGAACTAGGCAGTTGAATTTTTGACAAACCTATACTGCCGTTTAACAATAAGTTAGGAACTCCCAGCCAATACGGGTCACCAACAATTTCCATGTCTAAGTTAACCAAGTCTCGTGGCGCAAGCTGAACTGCGAATATTTTTTCCATTAGTTTTTCGTTTTCTGATTTAATAATGTCAACTTGCTCGCCAATAACGTCGGGCTCCATTCTGGGTATTAAATTAGGGTAATCTAACTCTATAGATTTTCTATATATAGTTTCCCATACATTTTTGTCCTGTCCTACATCCTCTGCGTAAACTAAACTATTGAGCAAATCTTTTCTATTTTTTATTCCGGTGCCAGTAACTTTTTGTTGTTGCGTATTAAATTCATCTTCTCGTTTTGCAATTTCATTATTCAAGAATGTTAGATAATCTTGTATGTCTTTATAATCCTTTTGTGCTTGTTTGCCTTGTCGGCTGACATAGCGTTGATAAGCTTCTGGATCTCCTTTGGCATATTTTTGCATATCCTCTTTTAATTTTGTAGTCAAGGTTTGTGCTTTGATCTGCATCATTTGTATATCAATTCGAGCAGAACCTTGATTGTCAGCATGTGCGTACGGACTAACTCTTCTATTATAATTTTGTAAGTTCATTGCGCCGGAACCTGTTTGATTTCGATCTGCCCATATAACAGGAAAACTAGGTATACTGAATGATTGATTGTACTGCAAATCTGCTCGAAGAACTTCAGTGTTCATACCAGTATAATTAAAATAATATAACTTGCGTAACAACCCTTCTTGAAGATAATATCTTAATTTCGTTAGTACTTTGTCCTTGTTACTCATTTTGTTTAACAAGGCTAGTTCATCTGGATACTGATACATGTTTGCTTGATCAGCCAAATAAATTAAATACACATGTTTTACCGCATAACGATTGCGTATATAATCAAATGATTTATAAACACTATAGGTTTCGACTCTAAAAAATTGATACACATTACCTAACATACTTTGTAAATCAGCTTTACTTTTTTCGCTACTGCCTGCGGCATCCGATGATACTGGTTTTGGTCTATTAGGTAATAGGTCTGATATATCTTTTGTGCTTTGTAATATTTTTGTTATTTGTTGAGTTAGTGGAGTTCCTGGACGCACACTAACATTGTATCTTCCACTGAAGAATGAACCTATTCCTCCCCAAGTTCCAGTAACGTTGGCATCTGCTTTACCTTTTGATGTAAATGCATATTTTTCTATTCTAGGCTCAACTAAGAAATGGTATTCATCATGAAATACATCTTGACTTGCAGGATTAGGACCACCAACGGCCGCGGCAGCGCCGGCTTTTTGCCTGGCGGCAGCATACTTAAATTCTTTTGTTTCTAATTCAACTTGTAATAGTCTAAAATATTCACCGATGGTGCCTGCTTCGATAGTAGTTGTTTCTTTTATAGGTTGTACTAAATCAGTTTGACCGTGATGGGTAGAGTGGCAGAATGTCACGTTATATTCTGTGCCTTTTTCCGTTACTGTGGCTTTTACATCTGTGGATATAAACATAATGGGCCATATGTATTTGTATGGTGAGCCTGATTCAGGAACATTTTCACCAAATATCTCAATTTCTAATAGATACTTACAGTCGAGGTAATTCATTGATCCCACTTGAAAGGCGGAGGCTTTGATATAATCCAGCAAGGCCATACCTGTGGGTTCATATATCTTTAATTCGCCATAGTTGTTCATGGCGATGGTTGTGTTAGCATTGGCATTAATCTTACTTTGCCAACTGACATCAGTGATTATGAATCTACCAGTTGTGGCAGTTTCTGCAACAACTACTCCAAGCCTAGGATCTAATTTGTTAACATCATTTGGATGTACCAATGTTAATCGTGTATAATATGTATGTGCCATTCTTATCCGCCGTCGTGCATTTTATGAACATCATTTGTGTTTAATAAGCCTCGTTGCTTAATAAATCCTCCCAGCGCATCATTATTGTTATTTGGGCTCTTAGGTGTTGTTTTTGGTGGTGTTGGTTTATTGTACAATCCCTCTTTCTTTTTCTGCTTATCTTTATTTAAATCTGGACTTTGATTTTTTCCAGGTTCAGGTAACGGTTTCCCTGCTTTAAATTTGTTTGGCACAGCACTACCAGTTCTTAAATTATTAATAGGATTTCCGTCTTTATCTAAATTATATGTAGCAACATTTAAATATGGTTTACCAGTGTTTGGGTCAATTGATTCCGGGTTTGCAGGTTTGCCGCCTTGATTGGTTGGTTTTTTGCCGCCGGGCCAAGCTTCGAAATGTAAATGTGCGGCATAAGGTCTACCCGAACTATCAGCACCTGAATTTCCTGTGCTACCTAAATATGTACCTGGCTGTAATTGCATACCGGGCTGTAGCTGTTTAGGAGCAGTGTCTAAGTGAGCATAATAATACTCTGTGCCATATTGATCTCTAACCACAACCCCATTCCCGCCGGTTGCATTTGGAGTATCCATTACTTTAACAACAGTAACTGGTTGTGTATTATATAATGGTGTACCTACTGGTGTACTAAAGTCGCAGCCTTCATGACTTCTATTTCCCCTATCTGCACCATAACCACCATGCTTGTGCGTGCCGGTGGCCATTATCTAACTCCTGCCAATTTCTCCAACAAAGATGAGTCACTGGGGATAAACATTTGCATGCCTGATTTAAAATCCCATATAGGATCTTTAACAGTATCAGCATTTGCCAGTGCTATCACCCACCATAATCTGCTGGTGCCAAATTGTTGGTAACTAAACAAGTCTATCCTGTACTCGCACTCTGGAGGCACTATAACATAGTCACCTTTTGTATAGTTTAGCATAGGTAACTTGGATACATCTAAATAAAAGTTTTTAATAGATGTCTGACGAAGAAAACTTCTATCACCGTACATGTCTGTTGGAATAATAGTGGATATCATTAAATGTATCCTTTCGAACTTAATGCGCCTTTGGAAAAGTCTTCTAAATTAAATTCATTGACAGCTTTATATATGTTTGGTTGCATTAATAAACTAATATTAATAGTAAAAAATACTGGCAAATAAAATTCTTTAGTTCGTTGACCAGTGACTACTATTTCAGGAACACCATCTGCACCTGCAGCAGGTACTTCAGTTGTGGGGTTTTTTACGTCTCGGGTTGCGTCTATTAATTTGTTATCCGGAGAAAATACACCTTTGACATAATCAATATCATCGGGGAATGTCATTGAAAACTTACTAATAACCACAGGCACTTTATTGAATATCGGACTGCCGTGTGCAAAGAATCTTAGAATACGTGGACTTTGACCACGTTGATTATCAGTTCTGCCATAATTCATTTTAGTATAGGTACGCAAAAATCTAATGGCATATTCGCAGTGGTCAAAGTGCTCTTTGGTATGGGCACTAAATTTACAAGTTAAACCAATTACTGGATTCTCTGTTCTAGAATATGCATACGGCTGATAATTAGTATGTGTGAGGCTGTATGCGTCGTACTTGACGTCATTACTATATTCGATTTGTGGAGTATATTGAAATCTTAATTCTTCCAAAGTTCCAACTGGGTTTTTTGCTAATAGGTACACGCTCATACTAGTATTTAGCGTATAATAATCTATAGTTTTAATTCCAAAAAGACTTGACTTTGTTAAACAAAATGTGTTAAAATAACTACTATGGCAACATCACAAGCAAACCCACTAGCAAAACAGTACTTGACTAACAAGGAATTACTTAAAGAAATTCATCTTAGTAAGAACAACTACAGTAGCTATACAAAACCCGAATATAACAACTATGATTTAATTTTAGCCGATACGTCTAAGATTAACATACGAACCATAGCAGAAGCTAAACGCAACCAAGCACTTAGATTAAGTCAGCTTGCGCTGGCAGAAGCTCAAAAGATTAATCCAAAAACTAAATTAGCAGAAGTTGAAATTGACTATAAAAAAGTCGCAAAAACTGACGTTGTGTTTAGAATTATGACACATGATCATGTGCCTCTTGAACCAGGTCGTAAAAAGACTCCTAAGAACAGAGGTGATCATCACAGCAAATGTAACTTTCCTCCTTTTCAACATTTTAAGTTTAGCACCGAGGATGGTGCTGAAAAAGATGATTTGATCTGTGTGGGCAAGAGTCATTGGCGAGGTGATATGGACACCGGTGAGTTCAATCTAGAAGGCCAAATAACAAAAAAACTAGCCAAGAGTTATATGTTACTCTGTGAACGCTATAGTATGCGTTTTAACTGGCGTGGCTACACTTATGTAGATGAAATGCGTAGTCAGGCATTGCTACAATTAAGTCAAATTGGATTACAATTCGATGAATCAAAATCGCAGAACCCTTTTGCGTATTATACTGCCGCTATCGATAATAGCTTTACTCGTATCTTGAACATTGAAAAGAAAAATCAAACTATTAGAGACGATCTGCTCATTGAGCATGGCAGCAGTCCTAGTTTCTCTAGGCAGTTCGAACACGAAGCTAACATGCGTGACGAACGTGACCGTTTAGCAGGCTTGAAAGATTAACAAATAATATGACAGATATGTTTAAGAAAGCGGCTGTTTTTACTGACATCCATTTTGGTATGCGCCAAAATAGTAAAGCCCATAACGATGATTGTTTGAGTTTTGTTAAATGGTTCTGTGCCGAAGCAACTAGTCAAGGTTGTGACACAGCAATCTTTATGGGCGACTGGCATCACCATCGTGCCACAGTTAATGTTAGTACATTAAACTACACAGTAGATGCCATTGATTATATCAGTAAGCACTTTGAACGTTTCTTTTTCATTCCTGGCAATCATGATTTGTATTATCGAGAGAAGCGAGACTTAACAAGTATTCCATTTATTAGAAATCAGAAAAACGTTATTTTGGTTAATGATGTTTATACCGAAGGTGGGGTAAGTCTTGTGCCTTGGCTAGTAGGAGATGAATGGACTGGAATGAAACGTCTTGATAGTCGTTATGTGTTCGGTCACTTTGAACTTCCATACTTTAAAATGAACGCCATGGTAGAAATGCCAGATCATGGCGGACTAAACAAAGGCCATTTTCCTAATCAAGAAAAAGTCTTTAGCGGACACTTCCATATGAGACAGCATAATGGTAATGTAACTTATACTGGCAATGCCTTTCCACATAACTATTCAGATGCATGGGATGATGATCGAGGCATGATGATTCTTGAGTTTGGTGGACAACCTAAGTATATTGCTTGGCCAGATGCGCCCAGTTTCAAAACTATTGATCTTACAAGATTGATTGAAGATCCAGACAAGTATATGAATCAAAATAGTTTCTTACGTGTTACCTGCGATGCTGATATTAGTTTTGAAGAAGCAACATTCTTAAAAGAGAACTGGATGGAAACATACAAGTTGCGAGAACTGAATCTTATTCCAGCCAAGCGTGAAGAACATACACAGGATTGGAGTGGCGATGTACACTTTGAATCAGTGGATCAAATTGTTGTCAGTCAACTAACTGCAATTGAAAGCGATGTAGTTGATCGCCAAACACTCATTGACATTTACAATGGACTTCATGTATAATACACTACGATGATTAAACTCAAAAATTTAACTGTAAAAAACTTTCTTTCGGTAGGTAACGTTACCCAAGCATTAAGATTTGATCAACATGGTCTTACTCTTGTATTAGGTAATAACTTAGACTTAGGTGGCGATGGCAGTCGTAATGGCACGGGTAAAACTACTATAGTTAACGCATTGAGCTATGTATTATATGGCACCGCGCTGACTAATATCCGTAAAGACAACCTTATCAACAAGACTAACACTAAGAACATGTTAGTTACTTGTGAAATGGAAGTTAACGGCCATAATTATAAAATTGAACGAGGTCGTAAACCTAATGTGCTTCGTTTTATTGTCGATGATCAAGAAGTCGACAAAGGCGAAACTGAAGAGCAACAAGGTGAGAATAAAGAAACCCAAATAGAAATTGAACGGCTGTTGGGTATGAGTCATGATATGTTTAAACATATTTGTGCGTTAAATACTTACACTGAGCCATTTTTAAGTCTTAAGACCAATGACCAGCGTGATATCATTGAACAGCTTCTTGGCATTACACAACTCAGTGAAAAGGCAAATTTACTTAAAGATCTTATTAAGAACTCTAAAGATCAAGCCAAAGAAGAAGAATACAGAATTAAGGCAGTATCAGATGCAAACACTAAAATTAAAAACTCTATTGACGACTTGGAACGTCGTAGTCGTCTTTGGCAGACTAAGCAAACCGACGAACTCGAAAAGCTGGCAGCGGCCATTGACGAACTATTAAACATCGATATTACACAAGAGTTAGAAAATCATAAAGCACTGGCATTATGGCAAGCTAATGAAAAAGAACTTAAACGTAATAACAAAGATTTAGCCACACACCAAAGTGCTGTTAAACGAGTTACACAACAATTGGCAGACTTGGCCAGTGCTCAGGGTCATGCATTAGAACACAAGTGTCATGCTTGCGGACAGGATGTTCATGATGACAAACAAGTTACCATGTTAGATGATATTAATAACGCTATTGCTACACTAACTGAAGAACTCGACAAAGAATCAAAAGCACTCAAAAAAGTAGAAAAACAAATTTTGGATCTGGGCAAGTTAGGCAGTGCTCCTAAAGTAAAGTATTCTAACATTGACGATGCTGTCAATCACAAGAGTACCTTAGAAACAGCACAGGACCAGTTTGAGCGCAGAGCACTGGACATCGATCCCTATGTTGAACAGATTGAACATTTAAAGACAACTGCCTTAGAAGAAATTAATTTTGATATTATTAACAGTTTGACTAAACTGCAAGAGCATCAAGAGTTCTTGCTTAAACTGCTAACCAGTAAAGACAGTTTTATTCGTAAACGTATAATCGAACAGAACTTGGCTTATCTAAATCATAGACTTGCTTATTATTTAGAAAAGCTGGCGTTACCGCATGAAGTAAAATTCCGCAGTGACTTGGAAGTAGACATTACACAACTTGGACAAGAGTTTGATTTTGATAACTTGAGTCGAGGTGAACGTAATAGACTTATTTTGGGCTTGTCGTGGGCATTCAGAGATGTCTATGAAAGTTTGAATAGGCCAATCAATTTGTTGTTTATCGACGAAATGATTGACAGTGGTATGGATGCCAATGGCGTTGATAACAGCTTGGGCTTGCTTAAAAAGATGGCCAGAGAAAATCGGAAGAATATCTTCTTGATCAGCCACCGTGATGAACTGGTCGGAAGAGTAAATAACATACTACAAGTTGTTAAAGAAAACGGATTTACAACTTTTAATACAGATATAGAAATGGTAGAGGCATAAAATTATGACAGAAGAAAACACAACTCCAGTAAACACTCAAGAAGAATTGATTAAACAATTCCAAGTTTACATTGAAGAAAACGAAAAATTTACAACTAAAAAAGTTAAGGCAGCTGCAGGTCGTGCTCGCAAGGCACTACAAGAAGTTGCTAAATTAGTCAAGCAAAGACGTAAAGAGATTACAGAAGAAAAGGCAGCATTGTCAGTTAAATGACATGGTTGTTCGAAGGAACTTCGGTAGACTCACTTCCTGAGGATTGTATTGGTTTTGTTTATCTCATTACCAATACTATCACAGGCCGCAAATACATAGGCAAAAAATTAGCAAAATTCTCTAAGACAACTTATAAAACAGTAAAACTAAAAAACGGCACCAAAAAGAAGAAAAAAATTAGAAGCAAAATCAACAGCGACTGGATGGACTATTATGGTTCCTCCGATGAACTTAACAAAGATATACTCACTCTTGGCAAAGAAAATTTCACCCGCGAAATACTACACTACTGCAAATCTAAGGCCCATACTTCATACCTCGAAGCTAAGGAACAATTCGACAGAAAAGTTCTTGAATCAACTGATTACTACAATGGCCAAATATCCGTTAGAGTACACGGATCCCATATCATAAACAAAATTTAAATCGGCAACAGCCACAAAGACACTACTGATAATGCTCGTGCCGGCAAGTTAAATAGGCGCCTGAATCCGTTCTGATGTGTGACGGTAGGAAATTCTGAGCAGTAGCAGAGACATGATTGCCACTATCCCAATGATGTTGGGACGAAGCGTTAGACTTGAAAAACGCTGGCATGTGTATGTATAGTCAAAATGAGTGGGCACTGCTGAGTCATTGCACCCCACGAAAATTAAGCTGTTTATCTATTGGCTACTTAATTTTGCGTTATATTCGAAGAGCTACATAAAAAGGTACAGCGTAACCGCCTTTACTAGAAATAGTTGTAGTGATAGATTACGATAATGGGCCTCTGGCATGTTATTTTTACTTTTGCCCCTAACAGGGCGAAGTACGACTTCAAAACCTTGGCATAATATATCTTGTACAGTATCGTTGAATATGTTAAAAAAGAATTCTAAGATTTGTGTTTTACTGTAAGTAAAAGGTAAATCTTGTTGTTCTATGAACAACTTAAAATCTTTCTTGAGTTAATGTTTGTGTTGGCTTAATGCCTTTATCTATACTAATTTTCTCTTTGAGCACTTTAAGGAATATTCGCTTTTCGTCATGGGTTAAATTCCATATTTGTTCATAACTCTGCCCTGAGTATATGGCCAACGTTGCGATATCTTCTATTAGGGCTTTTGACTCTTTGTCTAAGTTATCCAATAACTTAAGAACTTCAGGGCCTGACTTTGCTGTCAAAAGCCTTAGACGAAAAAAGTTGTTGGGTTCAAATCTATGCTGGATTCGTAGCCATGACTACAATTTTGGCATGTAACATTAAATGTCTTTTTCATACCTTTTTGTGCTAATGACATAATACCATTTTCAATCTTCTTGAATTCTGGTTGACTTATTTGTTCCACCCATTCTTTGATATTGGTACTATCAGTGACAGTAACACCATCTGGTAATAACACGGTGTCAATACATGCTCCGATAATTAACAAATTCTGATTAGTCAGTGTGTTGTAACTCTTTTGCAAAAGATTAACTTTTTCTTTTTCATCCATGTTACCTTGCTCTGCTTGTTGGATGTTTCTAACCTGTTCGTATTGTACCCAGTTTAAGTTTAGTAACTGTTTTACGTTAACAGGCTTGATAAACACTTTAATACCATCATCTAATGTAATGGGATCAAATTTATCTATAATAGCAATGCTGGCAATAAAATGATTTAAGTTTAGTACAGATTCGTTTCTTGTACTGCATTCCGGACATTGTGTTTCGATGTCCAAATCTTCACCATAGGTACAACGTCTGATGGCCAATAGCACTGCATCTAAATCAATAGCTGGCATTGTATCCACACTGGTAATACTGGGTACACAGCTATTGAGTAATTGTGTGATAGCCGTGCCATTTAGTAGCGCATCGGCATTTTTCATTAGCAGTTCATCTTTAGCTGTCATTGGATATACAGCGATTTCTCCCATGTCATTAAAGTCACTAGGCTTGTTGTCATAGTACTGACCTTGACTGGGTAGCTTGATCCATATTCCAGGCTTTCTGAAATACTGCTTTAGTGGATTGTTTTCTGACATGGTTTAACTCCGATAAATAAACTTATATAATGTATTTATATAGTAAAAACACACTTTAATGGCTGATAGAATTTCCGGAACAGTTGAACCTAGTATACAAGGCGGGGAAGGTTATTTCACCTTTTCGCTAGATGGCTTATCTACGGCCAAGCAAATGGAAAAGCTAATTGGCTTGACCGAAGACTTAGTCAAGCGAATAGTTGGTAAAGATGCCGAAAGTTTAAAAGAACAAAAAGCACAAACAGCCGCGATAAATGCCAGTACTGATGCCATTGAAAGCGAAACAGATGCTAGAAAAGATTCAGAAAAAGAATGGATTAACTCTACTAGATTTATTAAAAACATATTCCATGGCCAATTTGGTTTAGCTTTAGATGAATCATCTAAAGGGCTAACAGCGTTTGCAGGTATTGTTGGCTTTGCTTATGGTAAACTGGAAAATTATGGCAAAGATCTAGGCGAAGGTTTGAAACGTGGCGTTGCGGGTAGCACATTTGATTTGGCAATTGCATCTAAATCAGCAGGTGTTAGTGTTACAACTTTTACAAAAGCATTGGGAGAGAGTGGCGGAGCATTTGCCAGTCTGGGCTCAGGAGCAACCGACGGTGCAAAACAATTTGGTGGATTAGTAAAAAGTGTTAGACTAGCCACAGCAGACGTTGGTAATCTAGGCATGGGTCTAGATGAAATGGCAATATTCACTGCTCAACAAACAAAGACAGCAGTACAGCAGGGATTTAAAGGCAAATCGGCACAGGATGCTGTAATCAGAAACAGTCGTGAATTAGGTAAAGAATTAGATGTGTTAGCATCCAGAACAGGTAAGAGTGTCATGGAAATGGCGCAGGCCGCAATGAAACTGTCGCAGGATCCTATTGTTGCTAACTTTGTTAGAAGTATGAAATCAGGTAATAGAGAAGTATCTGGTGCGATTCAAAGCTTTGGCGCAAGTATGAATGCGCTATTTGGTGAGATGGGTGATAAGATAGGTCAAGACGCTCTTCAATCCGCTATCAGCGGATTACCAATGGTAATAACTGACACTGGTAAGAATATGTTGCTTGCTGGCACTGGCATATACGAAGAAATAGAACGACAAGCACAATTAGCCAAAGCAGGCAATAAGATAACAGAACAAGATCAAGAGAAACTGCGTGATATGGTCATGCGAACTGTTAAATCACGTGAACAAGAATTGGCAGCCTATGCTCAAATACCGGGTGTTGTTGGAGATAGTGCTAGACAATTATTAAAAATGGCCGACGCCGCTTCAACGTATAACAGCGAAGAAAACATAAGAGATCGCAAACGTGCTGATTCAGCAAAACAATTTAACGCTGAATTAAGATCACTACAAGCTAGTTTGCAAGAAATGGCAATACCGTTGTTAAAAGCAATTAACATGATTGACTGGGCATCAGTATTCCAAGTTATTTCTTTTATACCTAGAAAAATAGCAGAAGTAATGGATTTCTTTGGAGCTATAGTTAAATCACTGCCTGAGCCATTAGTCACTGTATTTTCTGCTGTGGGATCAGTACTCAGTACATTTGGCAGTGTGATATTAGGCGTAGGTGTACTGCTAGGTATGGTTGCAGTAGGTGTTAAATTATTCAATGGAGGAATAGGAATATTAGGCAAAGGATTAAGTGTATTAGGAGTTACAACGTTGCCTACATATATAACTAAGTATGCCATAGTTAACAAAGCATTAGATTCATTTACTGCGGCATTGCTCAAGGCAGCCTCTACAGCTAAAAATGACGGTTTTGGGGGATTTGATCGACCGCAACGCAATCGTGGAAGAAGAACAGGTCAAGGACCAAACCCAGCAGACATTCCAGCATCTCAACGTAAAGCTGATGGTAAAGATTTCCCAAGTAAATTACCTGAAAATGCCAAAGGTGGAAATACCAGTGGCAAAGGACCAAACCCAGCTGACATTCCAGCATATCAACGCAAAACTACTGGCAAAGATTTTCCAAGTAAATTACCTGAAAATGCCAAAGGCGGAAGTATTGCTAACGGGCTATATGGTATGGCTAAAATTGGTGGTAAATTATCAATAGCTGGAATGGCAACTGGTCTAGCCGCAGATGTTACAGCTGATATGTTAGGTCGAGAAACGTTTTGGGGCAAAGTTGCAGATACAGTTAGTACAGCCGCAGCCTTAGGGGGCACTGGAGCAATGACAGGTAATCCATGGCTTGCAGCCGGCGGCGCCGCTCTGGGATTAGGCACCGGCTTATATAAAAACTTCTATAGTGATAGTGCTAGCAGTATGTCCGGAGAAATCACATCACAAGCAGCCAGTGGTGACAATCCAGTGTTAGCCGCACAGTTAGCCAGTATTGAACAACAAAAGAAACAAAATGATCTAATGCTTGAATCTATCAACGAACAAGCCATTGCCAACAGAATAGCGACTATGGGATTGAGCAAAGACGACGATTTGGCACGTAGAATAAGTGCCATAAGCTTTAACGCATAACGAATAATTTAATAAATATATAACAGGATAAATTATGAGTTGGCGTAAACACTTTCAAATACCACAAACAGCAAACGAAGTAGCTGCCTCCAACAGAGGCAAAGAAGCTCATCACATGGGCAGTTCTAGCAAGTTTAGTAGCTGGCTCAAAGACGTATATACAGGTACACCTAATCGTGTTGACCGCTACATGCAATACGAAATAATGGACAACGACAGTGAAGTTAACAGCGCACTAGATACTGTTTCAGAATTCTGTACTCAATTTGATTTTGAAAGCAACTTACCATTTACCATTGAACACTTTCAAGATCCCACAGAAGCTGAAGTTAAAGTACTAAATGCCAGTTTGCGCCAATGGTGTTTGCTTAACGATTGGAACAAGCGTGTATGGCGTATGGTGCGTAATACATTAAAGTTTGGTGATCAATTCTTTATTCGTGATCCTGAAACATACGTTTTATACTATGTCAATGCCGCTGATGTATCTAAAGTTATTATCAACGAAGCTAAGGGCAAAGAGATTGAACAGTATTTGATCAAAAATATTAGCTTGGATGTCAATGATAAAGTAGCAACAAGCCCCTTAATTACAGATCAAAACTATGGTCCTACACAGTTTAACAAGCAGGCTTTTACGCAATTTGCTACGCCAAGCACAGGCACTAATACTAATTCAAATCAAGTAGAAACAGCAGTCAGTGCCAGCCATGTAATACATATTAGTTTAAGTGAAGGCATGGATGTAAACTATCCATTTGGCAATAGTATTTTAGAATCAGCTTATAAAGTATATCAACAAAAGAGTTTATTAGAAGACAGTATCATTATCTATCGTGTACAACGTGCTCCTGAACGCAGAGTATTTTACATTGACGTAGGTAATATGCCAGCTAACATGGCTATGAGCTTTGTTGATAGAGTTAAAAATGAGATTCATCAAAGACGTATTCCAAGTCGTACTGGTGGCGGAACTAGCATCATGGATGCTAGTTACAACCCATTAAGTATGCTAGAAGATTACTTTTTTGCTCAAACAGCAGAAGGTCGTGGCAGTAAAGTTGAAGTATTGCCAGGCGGTGATAACTTGGGTCAAATTGATGACTTGAAGTATTTTACTAATAAACTGATGCGAGCATTACGTATTCCTAGCAGTTATATGCCAACAGGACCAGATGATGGCACAGCTGCATACAATGATGGCAGAGTAGGCACAGCGTTTATTCAAGAATATCGCTTTAACAAGTATTGCCAACGACTACAGAATCTAATGATGACTCCATTAGACAAAGAATTTAAAATGTTCTTGAAAAAGAAAGGCATTGAGCTTGATTCAAGTACATTTACATTGACATTCTTACCACCGCAAAGCTTCAGTGAGTACAGAGAAATTGAAGTTAACAATGCTAGAGCCGCAGTATTCGGACAGCTAAGTGAAGTTGCTTATCTAAGCAGACGTTTTGTATTGAAGAAATATCTAGGCTTAACTGATGAAGAATTGGTTGATAACGAACAAATGTGGCGTGAAGAGAATCCAGAAGATGATGGAAGTCAAATGCCATCTATGGATGCTTCATTGGCCGGCAGTGATTTAAATACACTGGGTGTACAGAGACCAACTGACACTGATATGGATGAATTAGGACAGATCGAGCAAGGTGCCCAAGACATGACTGCTGGGGGAGAGCCAGGAGTTAATAGCCCACTAGGCGGAGCACCAGCACCCGGAGCACCAGCGCCGACACAAGGAGCACCAGCATGAAATTAATGGAAGTTAAACCAGGTTATAACGATCCTGCGAATAATGAATTTGCTAAAGCAAAAAAGATGGATACAAGGCGTCCTAGACTAACACTTGAACATTTAAGTAAGCTTAGAAAAATGCGCGAAATTCGAAAGCTAGAAATTGACGAGCGTAAAGAACTTTATAAGAAAATTTATCAGCGGCCAATGGCGCCAATGTAATTTCCTTATACTTAACCTAGTTTTCTAATAGAAAACTGGGTTTTTAACTCTATTTCCTTATACTTTTGTAATATATCTGTAAATATAATACAGACAACCACTTTTGGCCAAAAGGAGAGAAATACATTATGTCTAAACATACATTAGAACAAGTTTTAGAAGCCCTTATTAACAAAGAAGATGATCGTGCAAGCGACTTGCTACATCAGTACTTTGTTCAAAAAGGCAAATCAATCTATGAAGAGCTAAGTCAATTCGACGAAGCTGCTGAAGAAGAATTAGATGAAGAAGTCGAAGAAGACTTAGACGAAGGCTTTGGCGATTCCGCTAGCCATGATTTCGAAGATGAAGTTATTGCTAACGAAGAAGACCTAGAAGACGAAAGTTTATTCGGTGAAGCCGATGACAACGAAGATCCAATGGCAGCTGATGAACCAACAGACGACGAAGCTACGGCTGACTTGGCTATGGGCGATGCTGAAGGCGGAGAAGGTGCTCCAGCAGGTGCTGAAGGCGCAGCCGAACAACTAGACGTTGCTACAGACGCACTAGAAGAATTAAAAGCATTTTTTGCTGAACTAACAGGTGATGCGCCAGCTATGGGTGGCGATGAGCCAGCTATGGACGACATGCCTCCAATGGGTGACGAACCTAAAGCTGAAGGTTATCGTGCATTCGGTGAAGCAACAACTTTAAAAGCTGTTAGCAAGCCAACACACGGCGACAATGGCGCAAATACTAAGAGTCCAGTAGGTAATGGTCCTAAAGTAGGCGGCAATGGCGCTAAAGCAGTTAACTTCACAGGCGAAGCTGGTGCAGGTCAAGCTACTCCGAGTAGCAAGACTGATGACATGGGCAACGTAAACAAAGTTGGCAATGCTAAGGCTCCAGCTCCAAAAGGCGTAAGCGTTCCTAAGAACGGTGATGCCGCTAGCAATAAAACTAGCCCAGTAGCAAAGAGTTAATTAAATGGCATACTTACCATTAGTAGAATCATTGACATACGATCAAGCAAAGATGAAAACGCAGATCGTCGAAAATGCTACGGGTGGCAAAGATCTCTACATGGAAGGCATTTTCATTGAAGGTGGTGTACGCAATCATAATCAGCGTGTATATCAAGTCAATGAAATTGCCAAAGCATGTTCTGCCATTTCAGAAAAAATTAAAAATGGTTACAGTGTGCTCGGCGAAGCTGATCACCCTGATGACCTACAAGTTAACTTAGACCGTGTTTCACACATGATTACAAACATGTACATGAATGAAAACACTGGTATAGGTAAATTAAAAATCCTACCAACACCAATGGGTAAAATTGTCGAAACTCTGCTGTCAAGCGGAGTTAAACTTGGTGTTTCGAGTAGGGGGTCAGGCAACGTCAATGAATCTGGTGGCGTTTCTGATTTTGAGATAGTCACGGTTGACATCGTGGCCCAGCCAAGTGCTCCAAACGCATATCCAAAAGCTATCTATGAACGTGTTATGCACGATCGTAGACGCGGCGCCCTATGGGGTGTTGCGGAAGCATCCAGATATGACAATAAAGCACAAAAATACCTCAAGGAAGAGGTTCTCAGGTTCATCAATAACCTAAATAAAAATTAAGGGGAATAAAGATGAGCGGAATTAAAGAACTATTTGGTAATGAGGTTTTATCTGAGGAAGTTCAAAGTCAACTACAAGAAGCTTGGGACGTACAACTAAAACAAATCAACGAAGCTGTGGAAGCAAATCTTCGTGAAGAGTTCAGTCAACGTTATGAGCACGACAAAGGTCTTATTGTAGAGGCAGCGGACAAAATGATTTCCGAAGCGATTCGTAAAGAACTTGAAGAATTAGCAATTGACAAACGTGAACTTGTAGAAACGAAAGTGGCATACAAGAAGCAGGTTAAAGAACATGCTAAACTTTTAAACAAGTTTGTTTTAGAAGCACTAGCTAAAGAAGTTAAAGAACTCAGAGAAGACCGTACTACACAAAAAACAAACTTCGAGAAACTTGAAGAATTTGCTCTTAAGAAACTAAGCAACGAACTACGTGAGTTGAAAGAAGATGAAGACAAATTAGTTAAGGCTCGTGTCGACCTAGTAACCGAAGGTCGCAAAGTAATAGCTGAAGCAAAAGCAAAATTCATTAAAGAAGCAGCCGTTAAAGCTGAAAAACTTCTAGGTGAATCATTGCGTAGCGAAATTACACAACTACGTGAAGACATTCAAGTAAGTCGTGAAAATGCATTTGGTCGTAAGATCATGGAAGCATTTGCCGGTGAATTCATGGCAAGTGGCTTTGCTGACGGTACACAAGTTAAGAAACTTAGTGACAAGCTAACAGTTTTAGAATCTAAATTAAGCCAAGCTACTAAAGTAGCGACGTCTAAAGATGTTGAAATTGTCAAAGCACAAACTAAGGTTCGCATTGCTGAAGATGCCGTAAAGCGTCAAAGTATCATGCAAGAGTTGGTAGCTCCGCTAGGTAAAGAAAAGCGTGAGATTATGCAAGATTTGTTAAAAACAACGAAAACTGAAAGTCTTCGTGAGTCATATAACAAATACTTACCAGCTGTTTTAAATGAAACAGCAGCCAAGCCAACAGGCAAAGCTGTAATTTCCGAAAGCACAACATCGCAGAAGACTGCGGTTACAGGCGATAAAGCTTCTAGTGATAACACTGCTCCGGCAGATATAATTTCACTAAGAAAATTAGCCGGAATTGGAAAAATTTAAGGAGACGATTATGTCTGAAAAACTTTTCGAAGCCCAGAACTGGACTGCAACTAAAGACGTTCTACTAGAAGGCTTGAATGGCAACCGTAAGGCTGTTATGGAATCTGTGTTAGAAAACACAAAGAAAAATATTATGGAATCTGCTAGCGCAGGTGCCACACAAAGCGGTAACATCGCTGTTCTTAACAAGGTAATTTTACCTGTTATCCGTCGTGTTATGCCTACTGTTATTGCCAATGAGATCATTGGTGTACAACCAATGACTGGCCCAGTTGGTCAAATTCACACATTGCGTGTACGTTATGCTGAAACTGCAGCTGGTGTTACAGCAGGTAGCGAAGCATTGAGCCCATTCAACATTGCTAAAGCATATTCCGGTAACGGCGATGCTGGCAATCCAGGCCCAGATTCAACAGCTACAATGGAAGGTGCTATTGGTAAGAAGTTAAGCATCCAGATCTTGAAGCAAACTGTTGAAGCTAAAACACGTAAAATGTCTGCACGTTGGACATTTGAAGCCGCGCAAGATGCACAAGCAATGCACGGTCTAGATGTTGAAGCAGAAATTATGGCTGCTTTGGCTCAAGAAATTACAGCTGAAATCGACCAAGAGTTGCTAGGTAAACTACGCACTCTAAGTGGTACAGCAGTACACACATTTGACCAAGGTAACAGTGGTACAGACTTCACAGGTCAACCTACATTCGTTGGTGACCAACACGCTGTATTGGCAATCATGATTAATGATGTTGCTAACCGTATTGCTCAGCGTACACGTCGTGGCGCTGGTAACTATGTTGTTGTTAGCCCAACAGCATTAACAGTTCTACAAAGCGCAACAACTAGTGCGTTTGCTCGTACAACAGAAGGTACTTTCGAAGCTCCAACAAACACTAAATTTGCTGGTACATTGAATAGTTCAGTTCGTGTTTATGTTGACAGCTATGCTGATTCAACTTCACCAATCTTGGTTGGTTACAAAGGTCCTAACGAAATGGATGCGGCAGCTTTCTATTGCCCATACATTCCATTGATGAGTTCTGGTGTAGTATTAGATCCATCAACAATGGAACCAGTAGTTTCTTTCATGACACGTTATGGTTATGTTGAACTAACAAACACAGCAAGCTCTTTGGGCAACGCTGCCGATTACCTAGGCAAAATTGCTATGGGTGACGCTAAGTTCTTCTAAATCGAAATTCGATTTACAAACTTACAAAAGGGCTCTTCGGAGCCCTTTTTGTTCTATAAATATTCATATGTTTAAAACAGTAAATCAAGAAGTTAAATTAGAACGCATGTCTATATGTAAACAATGCGAATCATTTCAAAGTAGTATGTCTACTTGTCGACAATGCGGATGTTATATGCCTGCCAAGGCTACTTTTGCTAGTAGTGAATGCCCGGATAAAAAATGGACAAAGTCTCCTGCCGGCGAAAATCTAATAAATAAGATAGAGGAAATGATTCTCGAAAGCTGGAATAAACAATAATGGCAGACTTATATACCAAGTTACATGGTACAACTACTGATAGATTTAAAATAGGCTTAAAAAACCAACGAGTTACATTGTCTGGCACAACAGTTAACACAGCAACAACGGAATTATTAGACAGAGATGGATTAAAATACACTGTGGAATCCACAGTATTCTTTACAGCATATATTGTTGGTAAAGGAACTAATGTAGCCGCTTATGAAATAAAAGGTTGCTACTTACAAGGAACCACAACAATATCTGGTTATGTCACGGACACTTATGTTGATACTAGTAATTTTACAGAGCCAACAATAAGTTTTGATTCAGATGGCGACATTACAGTGACATGTACAGGTGTAGGTACTGATGTTATAAATTGGACAGCAGTCATTGATTTTGTTTCAATATAAGAAAGTAATATGGCAATTAAAGTAAATCATTCAACAGAAACATTAACTCCAGAAGGCGGCGTACTAGAGATCAATGCTCAGGGTGCGTTAAAACTGCCAATTGGTGATTCTACTCAACGTCCCTTGGGATCAGAAGGTCAATTTAGATATTCAAATGAGCTGTTTAATCCTGAATTCTTCGACGGAACTAATTGGCAATTACTGACAAATAAAGTATATGTAGACAGTCAAATAACACAAACAGATAATGATCTTACAAATACAATTAACAATTTACAGTTGAATGATCTCACTGATGTAACGGTTACAAGTCCTGTCACAGGCGAAGTGTTGGTATATGACACTACCATTGGACAATTTAGAAGTCAGGCCAATGTGCTAACACCTATAACACGAAACTTTATGGGCGATGGAACAACATTGGAGTTTGACATTCAAACTAGCGTAAGTAGTCCAAATTTATTGGTAGTATCTATTAACGGTATTACTCAAGAACCTTATTATAGTTACGCTATTATAGATGGCACTACACTTACATTTGATGAGGCGCCTGCGGAAAGTGATAGAATTCAAGTTCGTATTCTTAGAAGTAACACAACCAGTGACAGACCTAGACCAAAAGTAACTAATATATCCTACAGCACAATAGGTGCATATACAACAATTTCTATAGTATGTTTAGATATAACATACGGAACCGGCGCCAAAATTGGTGGCCAAGCAATTACTAGGATAGATTATCCCAGTGAAAATATTCTTCAACTTATGGTTGAAACAAGTCAAGTAATGGGCTCCTTGTGGAACTCAGTACAAGATTTGACACTGATAGATGTCAGTGGCAATGAATATGTTTATAAAAATTTAATAAATTACGGCGCAACAAAACCTCAGTTTACAGACAGCACATCATATATTGGGCGATTTAGAGGTGGAGACAGTATTAATTTTCCAATTGGAGTAAATAATACTACAAGTATTAATATACAGCCTGCAAATTCAGGCGAATCCGCAATTAGCTGGTTATCAGTAAGCGGAACAAGTATCGTAGGTAATGCTCCTAATAACAGCAGTCCTAGTCGATATGAAATCACAATAGTAGCCAGTGACGGTCTTATTAACATTACTAAGAACTACTGGCTATTAGTCATATGAACTTATCCAAGTTGGCGGCACCAAACTTAAAAATGCCAAGGAGTTGACAAGATGCCATTGATAAAGTTGAGATCCAGTTCTTTAACCGATAGCGTAGATTTACGTGGAGAACCAACTACATCTAGTCAATATTCCGAAATTGCTACAACAGAATTTGTAACTCAAGAAGTTGCTAATTTAGTTGGTTCTGCTCCAGAGTTACTTAATACTCTAGCAGAGTTAGCGCAGTCTTTAGGTTCAGACTCAAATCAAGCCTGAGGATTTCATTAGAAATCCAATATTAAGGATAATAAAATGCCATTAATTAAAGCCCGGTCAAGTTCGATTATGAACAGTGTTGACCTACGTGGTCAACCAACAGCAGAAACGGCAGCACAGAACGTTAATACTACTCAATTGGCTAGTACTGCTTATGTTCGATCAGCGATTGCAGATTTAGTTGGATTAACTCCAAGTTTATTAAATACGTTAGAAGAATTAGCATTAGCTATTAACAACGACGAAGCGTTTTCCGTAACGGTTGCAAATAGTATTGCTACAAAATTACCAAAAGATGGTAGCCAAGCAATGACAGGTAACTTGACATTGTCAGGTGCACCAGTAAACAACTTACATGCAACAACAAAACAGTACGTTGACGATTTAGTCGACGCACAAATGATCTACAGTACAGATGATGTTGCTGAAGGTTCAACTAACTTATACTACACACAGGCTCGTGTTCGTAGTACAATAAGTTTAATTTCAGATAATGAAACTGTTTTAGACTATGACCAAAGCACTGGTCAATTTACATACAACCATCCAACTAGTGATGGTGTGTTAGAAGGTGCCACAAACTTATACTTCTCAAACGCTCGTGCTCGTAGTGCTATTAGCATGAACAGTGATGACGGTACACTTCTTTCTTATAGCAGTGGTACTGGCGTAATTACTTTTACAACTCCTGACACTGATAAAGTTGTTGAAGGCGCGACCAATTTATATTTCACAACTACTCGTGCTCGTAACGCAGTAAGTTCTGGTGCAAATATTTCCTATGATTCAGCAACAGGTGTTTTTAGTACTCAATCCGCTGTTTGGAGTGTTAACACACAAACGCACGACGTAGTATTAGACACAGATGACATCAATGAAGGTTCAGCAAATCAATATTTCACAGCCGCTCGCGCAGCCAGTGCAATCTCATTGACAACTAATGATTCAAACATTTTGTCATACAGCAACGGTGCATTTACATTTGTTAAGCCAAATACAGATGCAATAGCAGAAGGCGCAACAAACTTATACTACACTAACACTCGTGTACGTGCAGCTGTAAGCGCAAGTGGCGACATTACTTATAATGGCGCAACTGGTAACTTTAGCTATTCAACACCAACAACTGATGGTGTAGCAGAAGGTTCAACAAACTTGTATTTCACTAATACTCGTGCCCGTGGTGCTATTAGTATAACAAGTGATAATACAGACGTTTTAGATTATGATTCAGCAACAGGTGTGTTTACATTCAGCTTAGGTAGTCAGACAACTGATGACGTAGCAGAAGGTACTACTAACAAGTACTACTTAGA